ACATTGTTGAATCAGCTTGATTTTGTTGAAGATGCCCAAACTGAAATTAAAAAAGTTGATGAAGAGAACGACAAAGCAGTGGAACGTCAGCAAAAAATGTTTGGTGTAGCAGATAATGTACCGTTTAACAACTCAGGGGGTGAAGATGATGAAGAAGCTGATGGGGAAGATAAAAACAAAAATAAATAAACAGCTAAAAAAGATTCTGCTCCCAATAATAAAGCTGCTTAACAAATTTATGAAGTTTCTTATTGAGGTATTGGAGTGAGTAACTACTGGCGTAATAGACAGGCTGAACATATTCAAAGAGCTATGGAAATCGCAGAAGCCTCAAGTCAGGAACTGGCAAAGCTTTATCAAAAATCCTGTTATTATTTTAATGAACAGATCCAGGGTGTTTTTGATAAATACAGGAAAAAGCATAGTTTAAGTGAAGCTGAAGCCAAGGCTCTGTTAAATGGTTTAACTGATCCAACTTCATATGATCAGATGCTTAAAAGATTAAAGGCAGGAGCTAAAGGTGAGGAAAGAAAAGAACTTCTTAAAGAACTAGAAGCTCCAGCGTATCGATATAGAATCAATAAGCTTCAGGACTCACAGAAGAATCTCGATGTGATGATGAGAGAAGTCTACAAGCGTGAAAAAGAAGTCAATACACTCACGTATATTGATGTAGCATATGATTCTTATTTTAACTCAATCTATAATCTCCATGAAAGAACCAGTATAGCCTTTAGCTTTGAAAATATTGATCCAGAGGTTACCGATAAATTACTTAATTCTAAATGGAGTGGTAAAAACTATAGCGAGCGTATCTGGGATAATACCCAGAATTTAGCAGACTCAGTCAAAGAAGAAATGCTGATGGGTGTGTTAACTGGTAAAAGTGAAAAACAGATGGCTGATACGATCGTTGAAAAGTTTGCTGTCGGTGCTTATAATTCCAGAAGACTTATTTGTACAGAGAGTGACTTTATTAGTAATGCTTTAGATATGGAAGCGTATCGAGAAGCTGATATTGAAATGGTACGTTTTTGTGCGGTGCATGATATGAAGACATCTCCAATCTGTCAAACACATGACCATTCAACTATACCGCTTGATAAAGCAGTGCAGGGGGTAAATGTTCCACCATTACATCCAAACTGCAGGTCATCAACTGAGCCGGTTATTAATAAGGCAATTGAAGCTAAGATGAAGCGTAGAGTTAGGGATCCAGTCACAGGTAAAGATAAAATTGTTAGTGCTAATCAAAACTACCAGGAGTGGTTAAGAAATCAGCAAAAAGAACATGGTAAAGATAACGTTGAAACCTTCAGAAAGAAAGTCTTAAATGCTAAAAAGGATCGTGAACAATTTAAGCGTTATAAGAGTGTTATTGGTGGTAAAGAGTTGCCAGAAACGTTCGCAAAATTTCAAGATTTGAAGTATAATGATGGTAAGGATTGGAAAGACTTAAAATTATTATACAAAGCGACAAATAACGGATGGATACTGCATAAACATCTTGATTATGTATGGCAAGGTGAGCAGGGATTTATCCCAACAGGTGCAGCTTTAACGAATACACATATTATCGCGGGAAAAGGTAACGATAAAACTCTTAGAGCAGCAAAAAGATTATCGGAAAAATACGGCGGGAACATTGATAACTGGTCTAAAAAAGTTGCAAAAGTTACGTCAGATAAATATATATTTGATGTTCATTGGTATGAACATGATAAGCATCAATATGAACCAAAAGTGAAATTAAGAAAGGATAGAGATTAATATGAAAACTATAATGGTTTATCAGTGTGAACTTGATAAAGAAATAAAAATGGAATTGTATGGAAAGCTCAGATATATTGGTAAGTCATTTGGTGTTGACGGTTTAACTAACAATCAAGTTTACGATTGTGTTGGTGTTGATAGCGGAATGCTTCGCATTGTTGATGACAGTGAAGAAGATTATCTTTATCCTACGTCTCGCCCTAAAGCAGCTTATGATCATGAATATGAAGGCGGAAGATGGGAAGTTGTTGAAATTTATAATGATGCATTGAGAAAGGAACTTGAGTTATATGGCTAAAGACGACAGTTATACGAAAATAACAGAGCTAATGACAAGATGGAGTTATATTTCAAGATTAGACTAATTCTATTATTAATTTGGATAGCTATATGCACAGTATATTTGATTTATAAATTTATAAAACACGTTAATTGATTTGTAGCGTGTTTTTATTTTACCTAAAAGGAGGTGGTTAGATGGCAAAACTAAAAGTTGTAAAGAATATGATTGATAAGAATACTGGTCTTTCTTACCGTGAAGGAGCCTTAATGACAGTTGCTGATCCTAAACGCATTAAGGAGTTAGTCGATGCGGGTGTTGCAGTTGAAATCAAACAAGTCCAGAAAGAAAAATCAAATTAATTACGGTGAGAGAAATCTTGCCTTTTATTATGTCCAAAAACTTATGAAAAAAAACTGTGGGATAGTCATACGGACTTAAAATGGAGGAATTTATGAGTAAAGATTTATTTAGAAAGTGGCCATTAGCGTATCCATTAAATATTCAATTGTTTGCTGATGAAGGCGCCAGTGATAGCGACAGTGAAGACTCTGGAAACGAAGATGGCGATGATGGTGAACATCAAGAAAATCCTAGAACATTCACTCAGGAAGAAGTAGATAAAATAATTAAAGGCAGAGTGGCTAAAGAACGTAAATCCTGGGAAAAACAACTTGCTGATCAGCAAACAGAGGCTGAAAAATTAGCAAGCATGAATGAAAAGGAAAAAAAGGCTTATCAGGAACAGAAAAGAATAAAGGATTTAGAAAACAGAGAAACAGCAATTACTCGTAGAGAATTGATTGCCCAAGCTAAAGAACAGTTGGCGGATAAAGGGCTTCCTATTACGTTGGCCGAAATTTTAAATTTTACTGATGCTGAGAGCTGCAACAAATCGATTGAAACAGTAGAAAAAGCATTTCAATCAGCAGTAGAAAAAGCAGTAGAGGACCGTATCAAAGGCGGTAAGCCGATTAAAAAAGCAACTGATGATAAAACAACAGATGCTGAACTTATTTATAAAAATATGATGGGCAAATAGAAAGGATGATTAATTTATGCCAATTAACGCATTAGCAACAGCTACTTTATTTCAACAGACATTAGATTTAGTAGCACAACAGGAAGCATTGACAGGATGGATGGAAGCAAATGCCGGTCAGGTAAGATACAGCGGAGGTGCTGAGGTAAAGATTCCTAAAATTGCATTACAGGGGTTAGGAGCCTATGATCGTGATAACGGTTATCAACAGGGTGCAATTAACTTGTCTTATGAAACAAGAACAATGACTCAAGATCGTGGGCGTAAGTTTCAATTGGATCCTATGGATGTTGATGAAACAAACTTTGTAGCAACAGCATCTACAGTAATGGGTGAATTCCAAAGAATGTGGGTAGTACCGGAAATCGATGCATATCGTTTATCAAAATTGATTACAACTGCAATTACTAAAGGAACTATGGTTGAATACGGGTATACACCAGAGAAAACAACAATGTTAGAGAAGGTAAAGACAGGAATTTCTAAGATTAGAGATAATGGGTATAACGGAGATTTAGTAATTCATATGACAGCAGCAGCAAAACTGCAGTTAGAGTTAGAAATGGCGGGGAAACTTACTTCTGTTACATTCTCTCAAGGTGGTATTGATACAATTGTTCCTGCAGTTGATCATGTACCAATCATTGAAACACCACAAAACAGAATGTATTCTTCAATTACAATCTATGATGGTAAAACAACAGGTCAAGAACAAGGCGGATATGTGAAAGGAACTAAAGCGTTGGAGGCAAACTTTATTATTGTTCCAAGAGCAACACCAATCGCTATTTCTAAACAGGATGTAATGAGAATCTTCGATCCATTGACAAATCAAAAAGCAAATGCATGGGCAATGGACTATCGTAGATTCCATGAATTATGGACTTTAGAGAATAAAGAAGCTTCAATTTTTGTAAATATCAAAGATGCAAAACCAACTGAATAGGGGGGTGTCGATATGCGTGTTTTAAAAGAAAATGTAGAACTCATTATCGATGAAAAAGAATTTTCTAGGTTTGCAAAGCTTGGCTACAAAAGAATTGATGTATCAGAACAGTCTAATCAAGATACGGACAAAAAAGTTCCTTTATATAAAATGAAGCTGGAGGATTTAAAGAAAACTGCTGAAGAACTTGGTTTGGATAGTGACGGGCTGAATTGTGATGAACTTCGTAAAATCATTAAGGATGCTCAAGGTAATCAGTAATGACTATCGAAGAAGAGTTTAAGAAAGTAACAGGAGAAACTGACGATATATCGGTTTCTCTTTTTCTTGATAAAGCTGAGGAAACTGTTCTTGAAAAAACTAATCGCCCGTCATTGGTGAAAGAACTTGAACATTTCAAGTTTGATCTTGCAGTTGCGAGATATGAACGAGATGGTGAATCCGGGGAGTCAAGTCATAGCGAGGGCGGAGTAAACCGCAGCTATCGCAGTGAAGATGAGATACTTTCGGGTATCGATAAATATAGACTTAGTGCTGTTGCTAGGAGGCGATTAAATGCTAAGAAGAAAGATGAAGAAATTCAAACTTAGAAAATATATCGTAAAAAAAGATACTGAACGTAATACAGCTTTAGAATATCTTGATCCTGTTGGAGGTGAAGCGGTAATCTGGCCAGCTGGTGGAAAAGTACAAGCGGAACTTTATGGGCTAAGACTAGCCTATATGCTTAACATGAATTATTATGGTGATTTAAATATAAGTGAAAATGATGCCATATGTATAAATATTGATGAGCCGGAATATAAGGTGGTTTCAATTAAGAGCTATCCCAAATTTAAATTCATTGAGTTGGAAAAATTAAGATGACATTTCAAAATGCGGATAAACTCATAAAAAAGCTTAATTTAATGTCTAATGAAGTTCAGGGTGAAATCTTAAAGAAATCAGTAAAGCGAGGTGGTCTACTTGTACAAAAGCAGGCACGTCTTTTGGTTAATTCTAAGAGCGGTAATTTAGGTAGGTCAATCAAGGAAAGAACAGAACAGAGGCCTAGTGGAGCAAGCAGTACTATTTACACTAATCTTGATTATGGCATTTACTATGAGCTTGGAACAGGTCCCAATGGTCAGGAAAACCATGCGGGTATTTCTCCAAATGTTAATCCTAAATATTCACAAACTGGATGGATGATACCTGCTGATGCTATGAGTGTTGATGATGCTGAGTATTATGGCTTGGGTGTTGTAGAAAGCGGTGGTGAAGTTATCGGATACCGTACTAATGGTATGCCGGCACGGCCGTATCTCTATCCAGCGCTGCATGATCAGAAAAAAGATATTACTAAAGAGATGAATAGATATATTGGAAAGGAAATAGTCAAGGTGATGAAAAAATGATCAATATTAAAGATAAGATAGTTGAGCAGCTTGAAAAAGTTGTTGATAATCTGAGCGATACGTATCCTCAGGATTTCACAAATTTTCCAGCAGTCAGCTACTGCGAGGAAGAGAACTGTGTTTATGAAGTTACCGATGAAGGTGAAGCTTCATCACTAATTCGCATTAGGATTGATATCTGGAGCAATAAGAGTACTTCATCGACTGCAGTTGATATTGATAAGGTTATTGCTGAATTTGGTTTTAAACGTATTTCATGTTCAGATATTGGCGAGCCTTCGGGCATGAAGCATAAACTTATGAGATATGAAGCGATTGTAGATACAAATAAAATTTTTACGTATCATAAAAATTAATGAAAGAGAGGTATTTATATGTTAGCAAATGGAGCAACTTTAGAGTATAAGAAAAAATCTGCTACTGAAAGTACTTATACAAAATTAAAAGGATTAAAAGAAATTCCTGAAATGGGTGTTGATCCTGAAAAAGTAGAGAATACAGATCTTGATGATACCGTTAAACAGTATGAAATGGGTATCGGTGATGCAGGTGATATCACCTATAAATTTAAATATGAAAATACATCAACAGACAGTCCATATCGTTTGATGAGAGCTTTGGAGGAGAGTGGGGAGATCGCTACTTTTAAAGAAACATTAAAGGATGGAACTACAACTGAATTTGATGGTCAGGTTTCTGTTAAAAGAACTGGCGGTGGAGTTAATGGTGTTATTGAGTTTAACTTAAACATTGCACTTCAAAGTAAATTGACAATCACTGACCCAGAAATTGCATAAGGAGGCAGCTATGGAAGAAAATAAAAGAATCCCATGGGCTACGTGGGAAGTCGATGGAGTTGAGTATAAATTAAAACTCACAACAAGTGTAATTACTAAACTTGAAGAACAGTTTAAGACTAATCTTGTTAACGTCCTGGATAATGGTGTTCCAGCGTTAAAGATTATGCTTACAATTACACATGGTGCTATGCAAAAATTTCACCACGGTATCAAATATAAGGATGTAGAAGAAATGTTTGAAAAATATGTGGATGAGGGAGGATCACAAACTGCATTCATGACAGATGTGTTTTTCCCGATTTATCAAGCGTCGGGTTTTTTCTCTGGTTCAATGGCAGAAATGATGAGCGAGAAATTGGACGAAGCCAAAGAACAACTGTAACTAATATATCAGACTTAATAAATGGGATTTACCCAAATGCAGTTGACTGCGGGATAGATCCTTTTTATTTTTGGGAACTAAGTTTAGATGAAATCAAGGATATTATTGATTCTTTTAATCGAAAAGAGATAATGAAACAAAAACAACGGGCTAGATAACTCTATTCTGGCTGACCAAATCATCAGAGGAATTGGATTATTATTTTCTCAAAAAGAAGACAATGTTGAAATTAAGCAAATATGGGATTACTATCCTGACTTATTTAAGGAAGAAAAGAAAAAAGCAGAGGAGCAAAAAGAAATAAACGAATTAGAGGAATTTAAAGAAAAAAGAAAAAGGTTCGCTTATAACCATAATAAACAGATTGGGGCTGATGACTAAGGACAGTAGAAGAATTAAAAGTAATAATCAACGCTGAAACAAAGCAGTTTAGAGATGAACTTGCAAAAGTTCAAACTCAAATGAAGTCAGCTACCCAGAATGTTACTGCGCAGACATCTAAAATCAAATCAGCTATATCAGGTATAAAATCAGCACTTGTAGGATTAGCGGTTGGAACTGGACTGTTAAAACTTGGTAAAGAGGCTTTACAGGTTGCAAGTGATCTTACTGAAGTGCAGAACGTTGTAGATGTAGCGTTTGGCTCCATGGCGTGGAAAGCTGAAAAGTTTTCTAAATCAGCACTTGAAGCATTTGGGATGAGCGAGTTAAGCGCCAAGAAAACATCGGGCACTTACATGACTATGGCTAAAAGTGCCGGTATAAATGAAAACGCAGCCAGTGATATGGCGGTCACTTTGGCAGGTTTAACAGGTGATGTCGCATCATTTTATAACATATCTCAAGATCTTGCTGATGTGCGTTTAAAATCTGTTTTTACAGGTGAGACAGAAACTTTAAAAGAGCTAGGTGTTGTAATGACTCAAACAAATCTCCAGGCTTATGCATTGTCACAAGGTATTAATAAAAATATAAG